CTAAATGGATTACGAACACCAGGTACTTCCTTACTAGGAAGAATGTTTAGTAGATCAGCTCCAAAGTCAAGGACACCAGTAGGTACAGACATCACACCTTCAAGGTATTGACGAGCTAACCCACTAACATCTAAGCCACCTTCTTGTTTAGGTTGTTGTTGCTGTGCTTGACCCGTAGGACGAGCAGGTTGTTGTTGGGGTACTTGTTGACCCATCTGAGGAGCAGCTTGTTGTTTAGACATGCTTTCCATCATCTGCATATCCTGAGCGCTTTGCTCAGCCTGCAGCTTTAGAAGTTGCTCCTCTTCAGGGGTCAGATCCGGCTTACCGTACAAGATCCCTTGCATTAAATTGTCACTCATTGTTGTAACGGATTGTAACCGATTACTGCGTTTGCTTCAGCGGACCATTTTCTTTCAGCTTCTCGACTATACGGAAGATCTGTAGGAGGTGCTACATCAATAGCAAAACCTTTGCCATGTGCTCCAGTATCAGTAGGTCTAATGTAAGAAGTCACTCGATAACCTTTAGACTCATAGAGCTTCTTGGCTGCAGCTGCTTGCTCTTTAGTAGCAAATTCATAGTGATTATGGTAAGCTTGCCCACCATGTCCAACAGGATCATAGATGACACTACCAGTATTCATACCTTGAATTGCAGGATCACCGCTCACATATTGCCTAACTGCAAAGCTATTACGCATTGTAGCAGTGGAACGTAGTTGAGTTGGATCCCCATACTTGGCAAGAGTTTGAGAAAACTTCTTCATGTGATCAATAGTTTCCTGAGGAAGCGGCCTACCTTTTGTTAGATACTCATCAAACCTACCAGGACCAGAGTTATAAGCTCCTGCTGCCCTAACTGGATCACCATACTTATCTAGCAATTGCTTATAATAAGAAGCGCCGTAGTCAAGGTTAGCTTGAGGATCTGTGCCACCTTTATAGTTAGGATGCCATTGTTGTTGGATTTGCATCAAACCTAAAGCACCAGTTGAGGATCTATTAGAAGGATTCCAGGTACTTTCAATCTCAGCTAGTGCTGCAATATAGTTAGGTGCTACACCTGCTTTTTGAGAAGCACTAACAACCATGGGACCATAACCCTTAGGCACAAGACCAGGATTAAACTGCTGTGTAGAGATCATAGCCCGTGCTGAGATCTGAGAAGTACGATAAGAATCGAGAAGCTTCTTGACCTTAGGATTAACAGTCGTACTAAAATTAGTTACTGATTCTGGTAAAGCAAGTTCACCCAGACCAGCAGCAATACGTTGTCTGTTAATAACAGTCAGGGGGTCTACACCCATTTGCATACCAACGTACTCAGCCATGGGATCCATCTTAAATCCAGGCTTAGCCATACCTTTCTGGATCTCATTCAATTCAGAAATAGTAAAGATAGAGCCATTAGAATCAAGAGCCTTAGCACCAAGACGAGAGATACTACCTTGCACCCACTGCATACGAGCAGTAGAAGCAGAAGATGGGGTAGGCTTACGATCAAACTCTACATAACCCCCTTTAGAGAAGGAGTTAGGATTAGATGCAGATGCAGCAAACTGTTGTTGAACATAAGCAAAAGCATTGCTTACAGGGTTTGAATCACCAGCTGCTTTTAGTTCAGCATACTTAGAAAGAAACCTATTCTGAAGTTGTTGCGTCTTCAGAGATACAGTCCAGTTATAAGTACCATCAGGTTTAGCTTGGATCTGTGGGGGACTCTTAGCCAATGCAGCTAAAGAATCCATTTGAGGTTTGAAGTCACCATTAGCCTTGTAATCAGCGCTAGTCTGTTTAGCAAGACCACGGAACTGTGCAGCAATAGTCCCAGGAATACCCATGCGATCAAGACGATCTTCAGTGAGAAGACCACGATCAAAAAGGTCAGTCAGTTCATCAGTAATCTTCTTACGATAACGAGCGTTGACTGTGTTATTCTTTTTATAGTTATCCAGAAGACTGCTGTCATAACCAGGTGCAATAGCATCAGCCTCTGCTTCAATAGCATCGGCATCAGCTTCAGTAAGTTCAATACCCTGTTCTTTTGCTTGCTCAAGAACAGCTTTAATCATCTGTTCACGAGAGACAATTTTCTCGCTATTTTCTAATTCAAACTGCCTAAGTGTTCTACCTCTAGCTTCTACAAACGCTTCAGTAACAGCAATAGCCGCAGGGTCTGCTTTCCAAACCTCACCAACTGTAGTTTGTTTACCGTTAAAGGTAGTTTGTTGTGTTAAAAGATCCTGCCAAACACTTTGATACTGTTTCCAGTCAGGTCTTTTAGAAAGGGTCGCAAAAGTAGTGAGAAGATCCGCCTTATCAGTAGTCTTAGATTGAGATGCTTGAAGCCAATATGCAAGACCAGGAGCACCTTCTGTATCAATCTTTTGGACTAATGCGAGGTTACGTGACTCTTGAGCTTTAGTAGCTTCAAGCTTACGGTAGACAGAATAACTTTCTTGTTGCCATTGATTCTCAGTAGCACGAATGGTGGGATGCACATAAGCTTCCAGCACTTGAGGGCCAAGATTAAGCATCCCGGATTCCTTCATGTACTGAGAACGAATCTGAGAAACAATAGCCTTTTCAGTTTCTAAATCACCAGTACGTTGAGCTTCAGAAAGGCTGATCTGTTTATCGCCAATCTGAAAAGGTGTAGAAAGATTAGAGTTAAAGTATTGATTATACCCTATCCCAATGTTTTGAGCAAGGGCTTTAGATTCATTCCAATACCTAGCATTACTATGTTTTGCTACATATCGAATCTGTTGAATGGATGCACCACGACCAATAAGATCACGTACAAACGCATTTTCAGACAAAGCCTGATCAGTAAGGTTACGATCAAGCTTATGGATCTCCATCAACTCTTTAGTAGAGATACCAGCCGTATAAATAGCCTGGTTAACTGCTAACTTTCTACCCTCTTCAATGTTAGCTTGTACCTTACCAATAGTCTCGAATGCTGTATTAGAGAAACTAGCAAGGGATTCAAGGGTCTTTAGTTGGCTTTTGTTTTGACTCTCAACATTACGAATAGTAGTCTCGTAGTTGTTTTGAATCTGCTGTTGAACACGTTGACGGTTCTCTTGATCAGCCCTAAAGATTTGATCACGATTACGTGCTTCTACTTCATTAACATAGCGCATCGCGTTAGCTGTTCGATCCCTATTATTAAGATCAAACTCAGCAGCACGTTGCATGTCTTGAATTTGTTGACGACCCTGTTCACGGATCTTACTGCCAACATCAGGCACCTCAATAGGAGCAAACCCACGAGGCGACGCATAAGGTTTAAATTGTGCCATAGGTCAACTTGAGCGGGTTACTCCAGGTGTTGAAGGTGTAGGTGTGGGTGTAGGTGTGGGACGACTTGTTGGTGTATAAGCATTAACAACTGCGTTAGCAATACCAGGAACTGCTGTACTAAGACCGGCCAAGATTGGGCTAGCCAAGTTAGGTACGTTTGCAATGGGTTTAGGTAGTGGCTTAGGCTTAAAGGGATCCTGTAGCTCAGGACGAGGAAGTGCTTCAGGCTTCGGAGGAGCAGGAGGAATACGAGGGCCAAAGCCTATGCTACTAAGAGCATTAAGATCAGCTTGGAACTTACTCATTGCAGCGTTAACCCGCAATGCCTTAGCTTGGTTACCAGCACTTACACGAGATGCAGTAATTTGAGCTTTATCAATGTAGAATTTATCATTGATCTGCTCAAGATTAGTAGCAATTTCAGCAGCAGTAAGACCGAAGCTTTGCTCAGCATTAAAGATCTGTTGAATGATAGCTGAGGTATTAAGACCAGTTTCAGCAATAGAGGCAGCTGCTGCTTTCTCTGCACTGACTCCCATACCTCCACGGACCTGTGCTTCACCAGTAGCTTTAAGACCCTGTATATAAGCTTTCTGTTGCTCAATCTGAGCCATACCACGTGTCTGCTGCCTTACAGCATCAGCCTCTTGGAAGTTCATAGCTTGCCCAAGTTGAGCATACTTGAATTCCATCATAGTAGACTTCTCTTCAAAGTCCAGCGCTATGTTCTGTTCTTGTTCCCAACGAGCAGCATCTTGAAGAGCAAAGTCATAAGCAAAGTTATTGAAGCCTAGCTGTTGACCTGCTGTTAGTTTACGTTGCTCAAACTCACGCGCCTGATTGTTGTAATCAAATGCACGAATCTGCATCTGATAGTTCCAAGATTTCTGAGCAGTCTGATCATTGTAAGCAAGTTCTTGCTCAATGTTAGCTCGTTGAATCTTGATGCTTTCTTTGTCGTATTGGAACTTACGACGTATCTCTCGGTTTTGATACTTCCAATTCTGCATGTTAGCTTTATTGGTAGCATCAGCTTGTTTCCGAGCTGCAGCGTTTTGTTGGCTTTGCCCAATACCTCCAAAGATACCTTGAGCAATAGCAGATACACCACCAATAGCTAAACTTACTGGATCAAATGCCATTACTACGCCCTCCTATAATAACGAGAAGAGTAGTTCCCTTCCCAGCTCATCCCATTAAGGGAAACAGGGAATGGTGAAGTACTATTAATTTTAAGTTGAAAACTTGTATTACGTTGATGAATAGGCACAGTCAATACAGTATTTTGAATAAGAGGTGCATTAGTTTCAATATAACGGTCCGCTTCCTGTACAGACTGTAGTGATCTCCATTCAATAGAACCATACTTCTTTAGGTAGAAGTTAATGGCACCAGTAAGACCAATGCTAAACTTCATACGTGCAATAGTGAGGGTAGCGTTCCAATCAACTGTATTCTGCCCTCTATAGTAATATGTAGGAAGTTCTACATTATACTCAAACTCATAACCAACAATTAACTTAGCTTCTTGTCCAACCCAGTTACCAGGAATAGTCCAGACACCAGTAGATGGGTCAATAGTTACATCCATAACAAATCCAGCATTAGGATCGTTAGTAGCTGAAGACACAAAGATCTTGGTTAAATCGTTAATGCTTTTAGGAGCAGATACAGTAATTGTTGGTACAGTCACAGCTACTGGCTTCTTACCAGTAATATGTGTGTATGGTTTAGGGATTGTAGATCGTTGAGTAGTAGAGTTATAGGTAATAGTACCAGCACTGATGATTGGATACAGGAAATCAAGCCGTGCAGTGGTTAGGGTAATGTTACCGAATGTCGGGAACCTACTTGTAACAGGAGAAGGTGTTTGTACAGTACTAACAATACCAAGTTGGTAACCAGCGTTTGTCTTAGTAATAAAGAACAACACGTTCTGAATGATCTCCATATACTGGATAGATCCAGGTAGTGTCCACTTAAACCAAGCTTGCATCAATTGCTGCTCACCATTACTGTAAAACTTATACAAGTAGATGGCTTTAGTGGTCTCACTGTAAGCAGCAAGTAGTGAGTTCTGAGGGTCAGTTGTAAGCTTTTTTAGATCCGTAGGAATATACTCAGCTACCACCTGACTAATATCAACCGTAGAAGGCGTCTCTGAGCCCCCACGAGGCTGCATACCGAACACTTTGGAGTAAAGGGGCGTACGAGACACGAAAGCCACGTAGGAGCCCATATCCTTGGCTTCTACATCAGCAGCACTTTCATACTGACCGATGGTACGAACGATAGAGTCAAACGGTGTTAGGTTACCACTCTCAGAATAAAGCAGAAACTGTTCAAACTGACTGAACATCACCAAACCCTGAGGTCTGGACACAGCAGAGTGAAGAGAGCCTACTCGAAAACTAGAAACATCAACGTCAACTGGATCAGCTGCAGTGATGGTCTGAGCACTGGTATAAAAGAAGTTACTAAAATCTTTAGCAACGCTCATAACAACTGAATCAGAGGACAGGAACGCAAGCCTGTTACTGTTCAGTACACCGTATTTAATGGTACGTCCAACAAAGGAAGGTAGGGGGTTACCATAGTCGTTACCTGTAGCCCTAGGTGCCCAGGTTTCCTTAGCAATAGAGAATGTATTGAGACCAGTATTAACTAATTTATACGGCATAGTCTCGGCATTAAAGCCAGCACTAGCCAAATAGTTTGTACCGTTAACAAGATCCCATCCTAAATCTTCTTCCCAGTAACCTGTGCCAGCCCCAGTAGTGGCACCAGCAACACCGACAAACTTAACGAAGTACGAGTTACGCTCATCAATAGGGTTAATAATCTTTACCCTACGACCATTTACTGTAGTAGCTGAGAGGCGGTTAGCACTAGTTACTTCGTCTTGATAGGAGGTAAGTGCAAGACCACTATCACCACCTTTTACCTCAAGAGTAAATGCAGTAGCTTTGGTAATCTCAAGGGAGCTACCATATTTGGTTACTGTATAACCAGCAGCTGCTGCATCAATAGCGGTCTTTAAGGTAGTTAGAACATGGTCGAGTGTATCACCAGCTGCAATAGCTACGCTAAAAGTACTACCATTAAGATAGACTTTGTAATCACCCTTTTCAATAAAAGAAACAACTACAGTACCACGTGTACCAAGTGTGTATGCAGTCCTAGCTTGCATAGTTACAGTCTTGGTTTTATTGATCAGGTAGGTATGATCGAGGTAGGTAACATTGTGGATGTTATCAATAGCCTTAGTGCTAACAGGAGAAGTTAGGTAGCTAATAACATCCGCACTAGACTTACCACTAACAGTAGCTTCAGTCCAAACATATTGACCACCGACTAGTGTAGGGATCATATTCCAGATCCTAATATCACCAGCAGCAGTGACTACACCAATGTAGCTTTCATCATCATCACGGTTAATGTTAAACCAGTAACCATCTTCTACTAATCCACTAGTAGTAAGGGTAGTAAGAAACTGACTACCGTTCCTTTTTACAAGACCGAAGGTGGGATCAGGATAACCATTGACAATCTCTGATACTTGGCCAGGAGATTTTTTGTTATCTTGTTGAGTACTTACACCACCAAGGAATGTAGGAATCTGTTGAGTAATTGCAGCCATTACCACCTCTGAAGTGCTTTAAAGGGTTGGAATGACTGATATGCAGAACCTTCCCTTGGTTTACCGAAGTAGGAGTAGTCTCCTTGATTGCATTCATATTCAAGTGCCATAGCCCTACAGAAAGCTTCTTTTTGTTGAAGCATCTGATATTGGTTACTGTCTCCTACAATACGACTAGAGACGATTGTAGCAGCACGTGAAGTGATGTAGTCTTGAATAACAGGTGGAATATCATCCCATGGACGTAGCCAGGTAATATCACAATAGACAGCTTCATCCCATTGATCAGTGTGATGAAGGCGATCATAAAGTCTACCGTTTTGCCTGACCACATCTACATAAGCATACCCAGTAAGGCTAGGGTTATTTGAGAGGTCAACCTGTAACGCATTAATTGGGAATGGAATGTATTTAGTAACAGCTTCAGGTTGAAGTAGGTAATCATACTCTACGTTAAATGTCCATCCTTCAGCCTGCACTTCCCTAGATACCTCAAACAGTGTATCATAAGCAATCGCAATGTCCGGATTGGTTACTATGGTAACGGTCGAACCATCAGCAGTAGTGACGGTTTCAGTCTCCAGGGTGGTGGCAGGCGCTTGACCAACTGACGCCAAAATTTGATTGATAGCTTGCAGCTCAGTCTTAGAGCCAGTTGTAGGAAATGGCATAACAATAGTGTTATATGAGCAATAATAAAAAAGGGGACCATTAAGATCCCCCAAGTAAATCAGGCAGTACGGCTAGCGTCGAGAGCCGGAGAATCGGACTCAACACCAACGTATGCAGTACGAAGACCTTGGGTCTCCGAGAACACGCCAGAAGCAGCTACAGCAGAGCCACCGAAGCGACGCTGAGTCTTAGCTACAGAACGACGAACAGCGTGATTGTCAGAGACAGCCAGGTTGCCGTTATCAGCGTAGGTAGTACCATAAGCGCCAGTGACGGTGCGGGTTGCAAAGTTAGCAACACCAGCCACACCGTTATCACCAGCGGCAACAGAAAGATTAGCCATTGGTTACCTCAGTTGGTATACGAAACAGTGTCAACACGGAAGGTTGCACTAGTAGTGCCAGCAACGCTCAATACGTCACCAACACGATAACCATCACCACCTGCAACCACAGTCTGTCCAGTGACAGCACCATCAGTTACAGTAGTCGTGATAGTACAACCACTACCATTAATATTATCATCGGTAGTAGCTTTGCCGGTACCAGCAGTTTGTCCAGTACCACCAGTCAGTCGAGTCACACTGACAACAGTCCCACCCTCGCGACCGGGTTCAATCGGAGGACGAGGGTAGAACGTTGCACTAGTGGTAACTCCAACGCCGTCAAAAGGTTGAGCAGCCATCGGATATTACCTCTAGTTATCAGGAACGAGCAGACTGCAGTTCGATAGCAGCAGCAGGGTTCAGAGTACCAGCACCCATGGCCAGACGGCCAACGATGATGTCACCTTGATACATGGTGCGAACATCAGAACCAGTGGTCTGCACTTGAGGACCGATAGCTTCCACAACACCCACGGCATCCTTCTGATAGATCAGACCGCAGCTGGTAGAGAAGTCACCAGCGTAGTTGTTGTTCTCACCGTTAACGGCAGAGATGTTACCAGCCAGGAAAGGCAGGTTGTTGGAGCGCTTGATGTTGATACCGGCGATCTCATAGAGACCCTCACCAGAGTTCATGGAACCCTGAGTGTTACCGAATTCACGGTACAGGATGTTGGTGTCAACTTGGCTGATCAGTGCGTAGTACTGACGAGGAGACAGTACAGCAGTACGACCTTGCTTAGGCAGGTTCTTTTCGTCCATAATAGACGCAGCCTCGAAGAAGGCATCAACGAGAGCCTGTGCATCATATTCCTTGGTAACACCAAGTTGGATGATGCTACCACCCGGCTCAGGACCAGGAGCAGCAGTGATAGGATGAGCTTCACGAGCAGCTTTAGCGATCTGACGGAAGATCTTTTTATCATAAGCTTCGGCCAGAGCATGACCGATCTTAGCGGAGATCTCGCTCCTCAGCGAGTAGTGAGCAAGAGTCTCGTCGAGATCATACACGAAAGCAGACGACACCAGCAGATCATCCATCACGATGGTCTTTTCAGCCACGGGAGGGTTATTGGTCCCGAGGATAGGTGTGCCGGGCTCGTGATAAGCCGCCGTCATACGGCCAGTGAAAATGAACTGGGCAGATTTGCCGCCACGAAGTGAACGGCTCATCACAGTTCCTTTGGCGATACAGGCGCTTTCATACGCCTTCATCATCTCGCCAGTAAACAGTTTCAGATAGGTTGCGTACTTGGTATCATAAGCAGTACCAAGAGCAAGAGGGGTCGAAGACGTATTATTAATACGGCCGACCGGAGTAACAAGAGTGTTAGCCACGATTAGTAAAGAGAGAGTTGTTGTGTACAGTCTCCCTAAGCGCTTAGGAATTCACATGAGTATACATGTGCATTCAAATATTAGTCATTGTTGTCTGTCTCTCCAGACCGTCATGGCATGAGGTGCCCGCCGTAGCAGATTCATACCAATAGGAGCCAGGTCCGACTCTGAGGTGCCTGACTCCCTATTCAATTATTTACGGCCAAGCAGCACCACCAGCTTGAACCTTCACACCTTTCGGGCTAAGTTCAGTCAAGGTTTGTGCAGTCTCACCGTATGCACTGATAAATGCAGGAGCAGTAGAGGTAGGAGTTACATACTGAACCGTTACCGAAGACACCTTCGGATCAAAGGGGTTAGCTTTTGCCATTGTTATCCAATAGAAGGGGCTACCAGTGCCACGGGAGCGGTTTCAGCACTGGCAAGATCAAGGGGGAAGTTGTGAGCATTGCGCTCGTGCATCACTTCAAAGCCAAGCCCAGCTCGGTTAAGAATGTCAGCCCAGGTGTTAATCACCTTCCCTTCAGAGCTGACAAGGCTCTGGTTAAAGTTGAAACCATTAAGATTGAAAGCCATGGTCGAAACGCCCAAAGCAGCAAACCAGATACCAACAACAGGCCAAGCAGCAAGGAAGAAGTGAAGGCTACGAGAATTATTGAAGGATGCATATTGGAAGATCAAACGTCCAAAGTAACCATGAGCAGCTACGATATTGTAGGTCTCTTCTTCTTGGCCAAACTTGTAGCCATAGTTCTGAGAGATCTCTTCAGTCGTCTCACGAACAAGCGAGGACGTAACAAGGGAACCATGCATTGCACTGAATAGCGAACCACCGAACACTCCAGCAACACCCAACATATGGAACGGGTGCATGAGGATGTTATGTTCAGCTTGGAAGACAAGCATGTAGTTGAAGGTTCCCGATATACCCAAAGGCATAGCATCAGAGAATGATCCTTGTCCGAAGGGATAGACAAGAAATACAGCAGTTGCGGCTGCGACAGGGGCACTGTATGCAACAAAGATCCAGGGCCTCATCCCTAGTCGATAGCTAAGTTCCCACTCTCGTCCCATGTAAGCATAGATGCCAATGAGGAAGTGGAACACGGTAAGCTGGAATGGACCCCCGTTGTAGAGCCATTCATCAAGTGAATTAGCTTCCCAAATTGGGTAGAAGTGTAATCCGATGGCATTGCTGCTCGGTACGACGGCTCCCGATATAATGTTGTTTCCATAGAGTAGACTCCCAGCGACAGGTTCGCGGATCCCATCAATGTCAACAGGAGGCGCAGCAATAAATGCAAGAATAAAACAAACTGTAGCAGCCAACAGGCATGGGATCATGAGAACCCCAAAGTGGCCAATATAAAGACGGTTGTTAGTGCTGGTTACCCAGCCAAGATAAGAGTCCCAAGGATTACCTTGAGACCGTGGGGCTGCTAGTGTGGCAGACATTAGTAGTGTTAGTTGAGTCGTGTTACTTGGACCCTACCAACTCCACTGGCAGTGAGACCGATAGCATCAGCCGCACCTTTACTGAGATCAATATCCCTACCATGAATGTAAGGACCGCGATCTGTGACCCGTACAACGGCACACCTCAAGAAACAAACACGAAGTCTTGTTCCAAAGGGGAGTGTCTTGTGCGCTGCAGTAAGGGCATGTTGATTGTATCGTTCGCCACTAGCAGTCAGATTACCATGAAAACCAGGACCGTACCAACTAGTGAGAACTGACAATGTAGTTAGAAGAGGTAGCATAATGATAAAGCAAAGAACTTTAATATTGCTTACGCTTCTAATTCCGCCAATACACGCGCAGCATTGACGGAACTGCCAATACTTAGTGGCTATTTTTTCTTAGCAGTTTTAGCAGCACGTTTAAATTGAGCTGCAGTAGGTGCTCCTTTAGCACCAGGTTTGCGCATCTTCTCTCCACTACCTTTAGCGATACGTTCACGCTTGGCATGGATGTTTGCGTAAAGTCCAGGTTTAGCCATTTAACATTTCCATTTACGAAGTGCTAGTGCTTTGCGAGTAGGTCGTCCTTTCTCGTCTTTCATTGGACCCTTAACGCCAGACATGCGAGCACAGAAAGAACGTTTACGTGGGCCGCCTTCAGGTTGTGGGGCTTTTAGGTTAGATCCAGTTTCTCTGTTGTACTTCTCTCGCCCAGCTTTTGTGAGCCCACCACTGCGAGATTTATGTACACCAATTTTAAGGCTAACGTTTTTAGCCATTACTTCTTCTTCTTAGGTTTGGACTTACCAGCACTACTAAGTGCAGCAGCAACAGCTTGTTTCTGAGGGTAACCTTCTGACTTCATCTTGCGGATGTTAGCAGAGACAGTCTTATCAGATGTTCCTTTCTTGAGAGGCATTAAAATACTCCAGGAATAATTTGACCAGTTACGATATAAGCGCCAATAGCAGCCACAAAGCCAAGCATAGCAAGGCGACCGTTGATGAGTTCGGCACGTTCATTATGAGGAACAGTGTAATCGTTATCGGTATACATAGGCGGTTCTTTAGCGAAGATGTTTTGTTGACCGTACTCGTTATCAATAATCAAGATTAGACCTCTCAAGTTTTGCAAACACATCCTGACGATATGCAGGGTCTGTGTCGTAACGAGGATCGCTCATAGCACGAACAACCTCAGCTTGAGAACGGAATATATCTTTGGTACTAGAAGCAGCTTTACCTGTCAAGAGTTGACCATCTACACCAACTGCATCTTGATAGCGGCTAAACAATGCTTCAACAGCAAATGTCATAGCATTTTTATCGCCAGTATCCATCACCGAATCATAACGATCAATCTCTTTTTGAGAAAGATTGTCCGCAGCCCAACGCATCATAGAGCCATACTCATCATCACCCCCAACAATGCCGCGTAGGTCAGATAGGTCGGAATCTGTGATGTCTACTTCTTTAGAAGTGTTACCGCGCTCAGCCTCAGCACGGTACTCAAGATACAACTTAGCAAGGTCAGCAGAGCTTAGGTTAGACAGCTCCTTAAGGGTGTCTTCACTAAACTTACCTTTTAGACCTTCTTCCCAAAGAGCTTCCAGAATGTTAGCAGATTCAGAATCTTCTTCCTCTACTTCTTCTACTTCATCTTGCTGCTCAACTACTTCTTCTACTTCTTCAGTATTACGGGAACTGAATTTCTTTTGCAGCTCAATGTAAGCTTGCTCTAGTTCTTCAGCATCACGAAACTTACCAGCAAGAAGAGCTTCTTGTTCAGCAAGTGCTTTCTCACCAATTGCCAAAGACTCTTGTTCTTCAGCAGTCAGTTCACCTTCTGGTGCTTCATTCGGATTGTACGTTAGTGTCGTCATAAGAGGTGGCGTGGATTACTTTAAGGTTACCGAGACCTACTTTCTCTACATAGCTAGTGCTACGACCAAGTACAGGTGTACCGATCTTAGCTTTAGGTGCATACTTATTAACAGTAGGCTCAGGTGCTGTAGGTTCAGTGGTCTCAGTTACTTCAGGCTCAGCCTTGCGGCGCTGCCGCTTGGGGGATTGGTTGTCCATTTAGTTGTGGATTCTTAGAAGGATCATTCATAGGAGCAGATGCAAGTTGACCTGCTTGCTTAGTCAACTCTAGCTGTTGCTGTTGTTGCATAGTAGCTGCTTGTTCAGCTTGTACCTCCTGCATACTGCGGACAAGGTTAAGGACATCTATGCCCTGTGCAGCAGCAAGTCGCTTAATGACCTCTTCAGGGTTTACATAAGTTTGGATAGCTTGTGGTCCCATTGTTTGAGCAATGGTCATCAGGAAAGCACCGAGGCTTTCTCTATCCTGCCCCCTACCAATTGCATTAATACCTGCAACAATAGTAGGACGCACGATTCCCTTAGGAATACGTGGGATGTCTCCGGTCTTTTGATACACTGCCAACTTACGATTGAGGTAAGGAACAAGGAAGTCAACAGTCAGCATGGAGAATAGACCACCAAGTTGGGCTTCCAGTTCGAGTTGAGTCATTCGAACTTCTTCAGCTGTAGTTCTTTCGCTGTTCCGCACATTCATGATTAGGAATGCTTCAGAGATGCGTCGCTCAAGTTGAGCAGACATTTCATAAGCGGTCCTAAAATCGGCTGTTTTGCCAACCTGTACCACACCGATGTCGTCGGGTCTCCCCTGAACGATGGCACCGTTGCCTGCAGCGGCCAGGGTGGCGGGTTTAGTCGTGCTTGAGGGTGATACTACGAAGACAACCTTAGCGGCTGCTGCAGACCCTTCTACGAGTGCCTGAGTGAGCGCTTCAAGAGACTTAAGATCTCCCATGAACTCCTCTACTCTACCACGTCCGTAGCTTTCACCATCTACAGAATTAAACCTTAGTGCAATCCAGGGAGAAGCATCAATAGGTGCTTTACCAAAAGACTTAGGAAGAATTTTATCGTACACTTCTTGATGCCAGACATAACGATTGTTATCTCGCTTCACATGTGTGTACACATCTACTTCATCACGATAGGCATCTGCCTCATCATTACCGAGAGTGTTAGGTTTCGGTTCTTGAGGGATCAAATCACCTAATACTTTTTTAGAGATTCTCTCTTTGGTAACAATTTCAAGTACATTACCGTCACCATCTCTATCTACAACGTAGCGATTAAGAGGATACAAGCGGAGTCCATCTTTACCCATGAAGATAAGTGCATTACCCCCTACAACAAGATGCTTTAATGCTTGGTGTACAATCACACGATCATCACTAGAAGCAATGGCTTCCATGATTGTCCTTTCAACCTTAGCAAAGGCTAGGTCAAGTTCGGATTTGATAGCGGGATCATATTGACCAAGCATTGATTCATCCACTTGTAGCTTGAAGAAACTAGTCTGTGGAGGAAGCAAAGCAAGCATCAACTTAGAGGCAAGAGTGACTACACCTTTAGCACCAACTGACTGCCAAGGAGATGGCAAAGGTTGTGCTTGTTTGGTGAAGTCATCATCGTCACGAATGACATATGGGAGAGTTAGATCCGATGCTCTACGAGCTACGGTGAGATACTGGTTGCGGTCTCCAGTAAGGAAATCATACCGTTGTTTAGCTGACATTAGATAGTAAGTCCTCCAAGGGAACCAAGTGCGCCAGTAAGTCCACTAAGACCACTAGTAAGTCCAGAGGCTACATTGCTACCACCAATGCCCATGTTATTGCGCAGGAATCCAGAGCGACCTTGTGGACGACGAGGATTAGTCCTAACACCACCAACATTATAGTTTTGACCCGCACCATAAAGGCGCAGTGGTTCTTGAGTAGCTAAACTATCAATGGCTTGTTGTAGAGGATCAAACATTCCTTGCATTTGTTGGGCAAACATGTTGGGCATGTTATTCAACATATCAAGGTAAGCTTGATCGTCTTGATTATAAGCTGTATCCAATCCGGAGATGTAATCATTGATGCCAGTTGTGATGCCATCGTTGATCATTGTCTGGATTTGCTCTTCAGTCAATCCAGGTGTAGTACTGGTAGTAGTATCTGTAGTTACTGTAGGTGCAATTTGAGGGCGAACACCCAATTTACCACCAGAACGGATTTGCATACCACCAGGAATATAACTAGTGGCTGGCAAACCAGTACTAGGAGCACCAGCTTGGCGAGCTTGAATAGCTTGGTTTAGTGTTTTGCCAATGTTACCCCCACCAAAAGCAGGTGAAGTAAGTCCGTATTGTTGAGCAATTGGGCTGACTGGTTGCTTACTTGCCTCTTTGATCAGCATGTTTGCTGCACCAGAGTTCAACGCAATAGTCTGCTGCTCTGCTTTTTTCAGGTTCTGGTTTACATTATCCAGTTGCTGGACAATCCTTTGCATAGAGGCTCCAGTATCCTTTTGGATTTGCTGGATCTCTTTTCTAGAAATACCATCTGAACCTGCAGAACGGATAGATTCTCTAACTGAAGGCTTTTTGGTTTCTTCTTTTTTATCTTGCTTTTTAGGAGCCATTGTTTTCTTCAGTGATACGATGATTAATCCACTCGACCACTGAACGTTGGCCAGAGCGATACATTATGAGATTTGTTGGATCATCCGGGTGGGGATTGGTAGGTGGAAAGTTCTCATTAAGTTCAGCAATGAGTGAGCTGAGCTGAAGACCGTGAGTCTCAAGCGTATTGAGGAAGATTGGGGTTTGCATGTTCAAAGAACGCTGGCATACGGGCTCGCTTTGTATCAGAAAGCTCTGGAGCTTTGCCCTCATACATCAGCCGATCACTAGCATCCAGCCAAAATTTTTTGGTTAAATATTTATCGGGGTTCGATGCCTTCAGTGGTTGCATCACCCAGTTGATAGTTGCCTTACGCAACTTGTCAAGAGAAGGACTGATACTAAGCCCCAGCTCACGACAAACAAGGCTATTGGCAGCAACGTGTACTTGTTCATCACGACTAATATCTGCGCTTACTGTTCGGAGACCAGCGTCACCGTTAAAACGGAAGAAAGGGAGTAGTACGAAGAAGATTGCACGTTCGGCCACCAACGCTTTGAGAACCGTGTGATCAGGATGCGCCGTCCACGCTTCGCGGAGCTGCTTTGCTTCGGCTTCAGCAGTTTCGTCAACACCCACAGCATTGGCGATGTAACCGAGAGCGAGATCATGGTTCTCTTCGTCTTTGATATTAGATCGAAGTAGGTCACGCGATAGCTCTGGAATCTCATCGATAGCAGATTCAATAAAGTCACCAACCGGTAGTTCCATGTGACGCATGGCCAAGGCGCGGTAGATCGTTTCCTCCGCACCCTCTTTGAATTGACCAGCGGTGGTCTGAACAGGAGTCCAGGTCCGCTTTCGTTGTTGTAGCTTTTCGTAGGGGTTCATTTTATTCACATAAAGATTCCAGCTTGGCGGCGATGATGTCGGGGGATGGCAAGGGCTCGCCCTGCGGGATGTTTGGGCAGAGTTCCCAATCCCAGTTGTGTAGGGCTCTCCATAGCGTTCCGTCATCGGCTAAGGCATGGAGCGTCCAGCCGTCACTGCCAAAGGCGATTTGAATGATTTTACGGTCAGTCATTGGGCAAAGCTTCCAGTGCGCGGCGGATGGCAGTCCAATCAGCAGGGTAAAGACGCTCAGCTGCATACAACTCTTCCAGAGCCAACTCCTTCACGCTCTGCGGCTTGGGGCGGCGGGCGCCTCGGAGTTCATCGACATCCTCTGGCTCCCATTGAGCACAGTGCATCAGATACTCACAGCACGCCTCCAATTCCTGGTCGGCACCCCATTGGGCGGCGCGGGTGGCGATTTGCTGTCCTGTGCATTCATGTGGATGTGCTTCTTGAATCCACTGCTGCACCAGCTCCGGCGGTGGGGTGATGGAATGGTCAGACTTAATGCTCATTCGCCGCAATTACAATCAGGAGCAGGATCAGTTAGAATGGACTCCAGGTAATCATCGACTTCAGACTCATCCAGTGCGGCATAGGCACTCGACTTGTCTTGAACGTCACCCATTACCTGAAGTGAGTAATAAAGACTTGTCTGGGGGCCATCTAGCCACTCCTCAATAAAGGCTTCATCATAGGTGACCACATCGGACCAACTATTGAATGAATACCCGTGAAGAAGTCCCGTCTTATCAAGCATCGTAATGATGCCATTAACTACATTATAATATGCATCCCAGCCAACTTCAGACGCGATCTCAACCGGACCGTAGTCAAAGCTCTGGACACCAAACGTACCGCTATCACGGTCTACCTGGCGGGCAATAGGAGGTGCAATCTCAGGACAGGTGGTATACCCATCCAGATCAGTATAGCGGTAACTGCAGGAAGCAGTGGGTGCAATAGCAAAGGCACGGGCCATGTTATTGAACCGTGCTACCTGAGCAGCAGCTTCGATACCAGCCTTCAGTTCTTGTGCCAACACACCAGCAGCATTATGGAAGTCGGCTTTATTACCATCATTCACTGCCGCCAGGGCTACACCGAACTCTTTGTAAGTGACTCCATAGCGTCGGAGTAGGTTGGCAAGTCCCAGCATTCCGAGACCGACTTGGCGATCAGTCTCTGAAGGCAGATACTCTCCGCTTTCTCCAACATTTGTTTTGGAGTGTAGGTTGCACAGCTCTGACATTCCGTTGACAAACGCACCTTGAATGTCATCGAGTTCGCATCCGCCGAGGTTGACATGTTGAAGTAGACAGGTTCCTCGTGACGGCAAATATACCTCCAAACATACATTCCCTCGGATGCGATTTCCATCTTTGTCTACCTTTGTTTTGTTAAGCCAGATGTCACCACGTTTGATACCAAGGATCAACGCTTCCCGTACTTCTTTAGTCGCAACATTCCACCAATGCGGGTTAATGTTGATACAACGTTTGACCCATGGAAGATCAGCTCTACCAACAGTGATAAACTCAAGTACGTCAGGGTGGTTAAGATCAAGATGACATACAACAGCTCCATTTTTATAAACACCCCCGCGTCG